GTCCGGAATCGACTAAAAAAGCGAAGGCTATATCCCGCCGCTGCACGAGGTCGAGGATGGCGCGGTGCTCAGGTGCCAGCGTCGGCAGCACGACGTCAAGGATGCCTTCTATGGCCGTCGCGTGGTCGGCGTCGTCGCGTTCGGTCATTTCAGCGCGTGGCAGCGCTTCGACCCGTTGCATCGTCTCGAACAGCGCGACCAGCCCAAGGCGTCGCGACAGCCCGAGATTCGCAACGCGCGCCCACTGGTAGGGCGTGTCGTTGATGCGCACCGGCGCCGGCCGCTCGTTTTCGGTTGCACTGAGATCGTGGATATCGAACAGCGGGCCGTCCGCCGCTGGCTGCGCGCCGTTGCCGTTCGTGGCTGCTGCAGGCGGTGCTCCGAGGGGACAGTTAGCCGAGTGCGGCGCGCCGAGGGTGATGCCGCACATCCCGCAAGTGCCGGGCTCTACCTTGCTGCGCTTCGTTCGTGTGGCCATGACGGTTCGTCGGCCTCCTTGAGGGTGATGGTGATCCCGGCCCGGGCGAGCCTTTGCTGTATCTCTTCGAGCTGCACCTTGGCTTCGACGGCCCGGTGCCGGTGGAAGTTCGCCGCCCGCTTGTGCTCTCGCAGCCGCCCGTAGACCGCGCGGGCCTGGTCCTCGAGCGCGACGGGCTCAGGGTTCATTCGAGGCCACCGGCGCCGGCGTGGGCGCGGCGTACGGGGACGGTGCCTCGGGCGTGGCGGGCTCACCGCGCAGCCGGCGCGCGACTTCGCGGAGGTGATCCACCGTGCGGGCCGCGCCGGGGAACAGCGTCTCCACGAGCTCCGCGGCGGAGTCGATGTCCGAGGCGCGCTTGCCCTGCTCTGCGGCGATGGTGGTGGCTTCGTCGACTGGCGTGGGTGCGTTGCGCTCTACCATCACTACGGCGCCCACGGGGCGTACATCGTGCGCCACCGCGCGGTCGTGCCCTGGTGAGGGTCGAACAGCGCGGTAAACGTCGCGGCGAGCACTGCCGGGGTTGAGCCCTTGTCGAACGTCGGCGCCTGGTCTGCGGACTGGATGGCGCGTGGGATCTCGAACTGGCTCGTGAGGGTGTCGTCGTGCGGGCTCACGTCGAGCCGGACGCAGACGGCGAACTGCTCAACCTTGCCGCCGCGCAGGAGGTCGAGCGTTCGATATCCGCCCCGGCCACCACCCGGTGTAACCTGCTCGACCGCACCGTTCACACCGCGAAGGATCTTGCCCCACGTCCCCGGTGTGAGGTCGTGGAACTCGAAGGAGATCTCGAATTCTTCCTGCACACGGAACGCCTCGACCGGCGCGGTGGTGCCGAGCGCGTACACCTTATTGATGGTCTGCGACTGGCTGATGGCGATCCCGGTCTCGGTCATGCTCAGTGGGCCGTGGACGCCGAGCAACACCCACGGCTTGTGCGGCGTGGGTGACCACGGGATCGGCATCGCCTGCCCTACCGGGGCGATGTAGACCGCGTACGGCCCGCCCGAAACGATTTCGTCAAAGGCTCCCATGCGGCCCTCCTACGCGACCTGTAGCGCGGCGACGGAAAGCCCGTCGCCGGCGCTGACTGCGAACACGATGTTCCCGGCGTCGTCGTTCACGACGCCGGGTGGAAGTGGCGCGACCCAGATGTCACCCGTGGTAGCCGGGATGGTGTAGGTGAAGTCCGGGATTGACTGGCCCGCCACGGTCGCGGGGACATCCACCGTCACGGTGCGGGACGTGCCCGAGATGTTCTTGAACACCAGCACGACCTTGCCGGGGTTCCGGACGCGATACACGTCCGTCGCGCTCAGGTCGGTGGCGTAGTTCGGCGCCAGGCCGGCCGTTGTAAGCACCGTCGGTGACAGGTCTACGATGGCCATCTAGTTCTCTCCCTTGCTCAGCTCAGCGCGATCGCTGCGACCGTCAGGTCCGCGACCGCGCTGACGGTGAATACGACGTTGCCCGCGTCGTCGTTGACCACGCCCGCGGGCAGCGGCGCGACGATGGTCTCGCCCGGGATGGCCGCGAAGCCGATCGCGGTGGTGGCTCCGGTTCCGTCGTGCGCCGGGATCGTGATGCTCGTCACGGTCTTGAACGTCTCGGTGCTCGTAACCGTCGTGGCCGAGTTCTCGGTGAAGATCGGCAGTGTCTCGGTGATCACCCGGTCCATCGCGTCGGTCCCGGTCACGATGACCTGGATGTCGGCGATGTCGGTTGCGGTCCCGCCCGAGGTGGCGGTGATCCGCGCGGGCCGCGTCGGGTTCGTGATGCCCGTCGTCACTACCACCTGGACGGCGGTGTCGGTGACCGCGGCGTGGACGCCGTTCGTCACAGCGGCGACCTGGGACGGCACGACGTAGGTGAAGTCCGGCACGGCCTGCCCGGCGACGGTGGACGGCACGTCGACCGTCACCGTGCGCGTGGCGGCGTTCACATTCTTGAAGTGCAGCAGCACCTTGCCGTCGGGGTTACGCACCCGGAGCACGTCGGTCGCAGCCGAGATAGCCGCATACGACGGCGTAACGCCCGCGGTCGTCAGTACGGTAGGGTCGAGGTCTACGATGGGCATCGCTTACACTCCCGCCGGCGTGAGCGCGCCGGACACTTCATTGTAGGTCACGATCCAGGGCTGCAGGTAGGCCGGCCAGTCCAGCGGCGGCGGTTCGCGCAAGGGCGAGAACCCCGCCTCCGAATAGGCGTTGTGAATGAGCACGCCGTCGATGCGGAACGCGTGCATCTGCTTGAGGACGTCCTTCACGGCGAGCGCCAGGCGGCCGGCTTCGTACATCGAAGCCCCGTACGACCGCACGTCCACGCGCGAGCGCGTCCAGCGCGCGTACCCCATATCGGGCGGCCCGCCGGCGTACTGCACGAGCACCAGCGGCGCCCCCGTGTGGCCCATGCGCGCTTTCTCTGCTTCGTTGCGCGCAAGGTCGACCTCGCCGGCGTAGACGTGCTCCTCGCGGTCCATGAGCGCGTAGACCACCGGATCGAGCGCGATTGCCTTCACCAGTGCGGAAAGTACGTCGACCGTCGTGTACGTCGGCATCAGGCGGCCGCCAGGTGCGCAGCGACGCGCGACGCAAGCTCGGGATAGAAGGCGTCGGCGCTCGGGCGCAGGAACGGCCGGAAGGTCCAGTAGCGAATGCCGGTGACCGGGCCGATCTCCTGGTAGATGGCGTAGGACGCGAACGCCCCCCACACGCCTGCAATGACCATGCCCACCGGCCGCGCGGGCTGCATGATCTGGATCGAGTTCTTGAGCAGCCCGGTGTCGACCAGGACCAGCATCATGGCGTTCCCGACGCAGAGCGCCATCACTTCGTTGATGCCGGCAACGCACGCTGGCGGGGCGGCGTTCTTGAGTGCTGTGCCGTTCCACCGGACCGTGAGCGTGCCCATCTTGCCGCTAAACACGAACGTCTCGCCCGAATAGATACCGCGCCGTGGACCGTAGCCCTCGGGCTGGCGAAGCGGGCCCGGCAGCGGGAGGTTCGGCAGTTCGGGCATCACTTCACCTCGTCGAAGCGCAGCAGCTTGTGCGTCGGCCGGGTGATGACCATGCGGATGTTGAGGTTGCTGGCCAGGCTCTCGCCGAGGAAGTTCTCGACCGACACGACGCGGTGCCGCTCGGTGATCTCGGTGGCGACCGGGACCTTCATCAGGTGCTCGCCGGCCACGGCCAGGACGTCAGGCCCGACGATCTCGCGGCCGGTTGCGGTCCAGAACTGGCAGGGCAGATCGACGTGCGTGACGGTCGGCTCGCCGTCGATGCGGTTCCGATACGGGTCGGTGCCCGCGGCCGCCGGAAGGTCCACGACGGCCCGGTCGGTCATCGTGGCCTCGACGGTGCCGCGCATCCCGCCCAGCTCGTCGGCCGTGAGTGCGGGCATCACGCGAGCACCTGCTTCTGGTACGCGTAAAACTCGTTGGCCTTGATCGCGTCCCACTCCATGCCACTCTGCGGCGGAGTAGGAAGGCGCAATCGGTTAGCAACCGGGCAGTCCACGGTGTGGAAGTACGGGAACGGGATGCCGCAGTCCGCACAGTCGCCGTTAGCGGTACGCGGAGCAGCCTTATCGCGTTCCCTGGCGATTGCGAAGGCCGCGGCCCGCTCGTCGCTCGTCGGTTCTAGCCGAAGCGCCGCCCACCGTGCGAACCAAAGCGGAAGCCAGCGTGCGATCCGATTCATACGAGCACAGCCGGATAGACCGCGTACGGGTCCGCGACGCCCATCGAGGCCACGCCATGAATGCGCGACTTGTACAGCCGGTGTTGCTCGATGCAGTGCTTGTGGAGCTGCGACCGGTCGAAGCGCTGCGATTCCGCCTGGGAGAAGTCGAAGCGCGCCGCGACCTTCCCGGCCTTGCGCAGCCAGCCTTCCGAAGCTCCGCGGTTCAGGTCGAAGGCGTTGTCCCAGGCGTCGGCGTACGCCGTCCACGTAATCGAGCTCACCCCGACGTTGTCCACGACCGTCGCTCCGGCCGCCGGCCACGTGGGCTCGGTTGCCCCCGAGGTCCCGGCGTCGCCCGCGACGAAGTACCGGCCCTCCGGGTCGCCCACCTTCCGCACGACATCGCCGGCGGCGTACACGGTGGCCGCGGCCCACACGGGATAGCGATAGCTCGACGGCACGCCGTAGCGGTCCGCGATTGCCGACAGCCGCAGCAGGTCGTCAATCTCCGCCGTCGTGAGCTCGTAGCCGGTGTCGTCGGTGGCGCCGTGCGCAAGCATCGATTCGAGCCGGGTGCGGGCTTCGGCGAGGGTGGTCATGCGTTCACCACCACGCCGTTGCAGCGATCGCGTTCGACGTACCCGGCCTCGGCCTCCTCGAGCGCCAGGGCGAGCGGCAGCCAGTCTTCCTCGATCTGCTGCCGTCCCGCCGTGTTGCCAGCGAAGCGCCGTTCGCGCGCCGCACAAGCCTCGGCGCGCCGTATCGCTTGCTCGCGATGCAGCGCGGACCGGGCCTCTTCGACGGCGTTCAGTGCCATCGTTAGCGGTTCCGCCACTTGAGGCTGAACTTGAAGACGAGCGAGTTCTCGGCAGACGCCGCGCCCGTCTTCTTCGTGCCGGTGACGTACTGGGTCGCCGGCCAGAGTGTCGGTTCGGGCGACGAGTTGCCGGTGCCGGTCACCTTGTGGGTGATGGCAACGGTGTTGAGGTCGACGCCGTCCAGTACGGTGTCACCAACCGTCACGGCGTCCGCGGAGATGCCCACGTCGAGCGTGGCGGCTGCTGCGCTGGCGTCGGTCACATCGACCGAGGCGTCCTCGATAAGCCGGTCAACGCCCGAGTCGTTCAGGATCGCGAAGAAGTCCCCACCGGCGCCGGCTACCTCTTCGTCGCCGGTCGTGACGGTGAGATACGCGCCGCCTGCGTTGGGGGTCAGGGTCGTTTGCGGTGTGTAGGCCATCTCGGTTTCCTCCTCCGGGTTAGACGACCAGCCAGACGTCGACGGCAGTGCCGGCGAGGTTTGTGCTGAGGTCGATGGTGTTTTTCTCGATCTCGTCCGCGTCCCTGACCACGGCCGGTGCCGTTGCCTCCCGGACGCTGTTGATGGCGGCCGCGACGACCGTGTTGACCGTTCCCAGGTAGGGCAGGCCGAGCTTGTCGCCGAAGCCGACGACGATGGTGTCGTTGCCTTCGCCGATGACCCAACCGACGCCCGTCACGCTGGTGACGCTCTTGAACGCCTTAGCGCCGTGCGCGATGGTGCCGTCGAGCGGGGTGATGGTTTCGGTGATCGCCTCGTTGAGGAGGTTCGTCCCGACGATATCGATGGTGCCGAGCGTGTCGGCCGCGCCGGCCGCCGTGTGCGAGACGGTGACGTGGTGCGCGTGGCCGTCGCCCGGCAGCCCGCCGTTCGCGAGCGTGTAGGCGCCGACCTTCATGTTGGCCGAGGCGACGTAGCGGTTGGTGACCGCCTGGGCCGCGGCCGCGTAGGCGACGTGCGCGACGGTCCCGGCATTGGCCGCTACGCCGACGTCCGAGGTCATCGCGACGTCGGCTCCGACGCCCGCCAGGTTGATGTCCGCGCCCTCGGCGACGTTGAGGTCAGCGCCACTCGCGAGCGCGATGCTGGCGCCGCTGGCGACGCTCAGCGCAGCGCCGCTCGCGAGTGCGATGGTCTGGCCGGACGGCAGCGTGAAGCCGCCGTAGGCCGTGTTCTTGCGTGGGTACCTGCTCATGCCGCCCCCCTATGCGCCGTCGTAGAGAACGCTGAACGGGTAGCGCGTCGCGCTGTTCGCGTTCTCCTGGTTGACCGGGTTGGGCACCTGGTAGCCCGCGACGAACGTGGCCCGCAGCGCCTTCGCGTCCTGCTGGAAGAGGTTGATGATGATGTTCCCGGCCTCGTCGGTGATCACGCCGGTGTTGGCGATCGTGATCTCGATCTCCTGCCGGATGCCGACGATCATCTGCGACCAGTCGCCCGCGATCATGAGCGGGTTGCCGTCCGTGATCGCGGCGTTGGCAGCGCCCGCCGGGAACACGCCGTTCTGCGGGAACCGGACCGGGAGCCCGTCGAGCGCCCACTGCCGCGGGCCTCCGCCCGAGCGCTGCATAAGGTCCGGCTGATACAGCGGCACGCCGTCCGACGTGCGGAGCCCGCGGAGCCGTGCCTTCATGGCGTTCGAGGCGATGAAGCCCGACACTGGGAATCCGTCTTCCTCGATGAGCGCGAGCAACCCGCCCGGCCCCATCACGGCGTCGAACAGGTCGTCGCCCAGCTCGTCAGAAACGTGCTGCGAAGCGGCGACCGCGTCGGTCCAGATGGCGGCGGGGAAGGTCGAGGGCCGCCCGTCGGCGGGGAACAGCACCGCGAGGTCGAAGGCCTTCCCGATCGCGGCGCCGAGGCGCGGCACGATGAAGTCGGTCAGGTTGATGCTGGTGTTCCGCGCCACGCGGTCAGGGATGACCACGATTGCGGCCAGTTCCTCGGCGATGAGGTGCTTGTTTTCCCAGGCGGCAGCGGTCGTCTGCTTGAGGCCCGTGTCGCCGACAACCCAGTTCGCCTCCACGTCGGTCGCGAAGACCGGGATGCGCACGTCGTCGACGGGCATCTGCATCCGCATCGCCTCGGGTACCAGGCTGAGCACCGCGCTCTGCTCGATCGCCGAGGCCCACACGCTGGTGACGACTTCGGGCGTGAGCGCCGATGAGACTGCGCGAGTGATTGAGTCGTTGAATCCCATTTTCGTCTCCTACCGGAACATCGCGCCGACGGGGTCCGCGGCCGTGCTGTTCCCGTTACTACGTCCGGCCCCGCCATCGGCACCACCGCCGCGCACGACCGTGGCGCCGCCGAACAGTGCCGGCGTCCGCTTCTTGAGGTCCGCCACCAGGACGGCTATGTTCGTGGGCTTGCCAGCGTCGTCGAACTCGACTGCCGCCCGGCCGACCGCGGCCGCTACCACGTCGATGTAATCGCCCGCAGCGCCTGCCTTCGCGGCCTCGCGCACCACTTCGGCGTCGATGACACGCTGGCGGCGCTCTGCGTCCCAGCCCGCTTTCTCGGCCTCGAGGTCCTTCAGGCGAGCCGCGGCTTTCTCGGCCTCGGTCTTGCCCGCGTCCTCAAGCTCCTTCGCGCGCTTTTCGGCTGTCTCGGCTCGCT